TCGGCGGATAAGAACTTGCCAACATGACTAATCATGTCTTTAACCTCTGAGCCGTTCTGAAAGCAGCGCTTCAAAATTGCATATGAGGCGTTAGCTGCCATAATGGTTTCGATTATGGCCATACAGACCTTACCTCGCCATTAACTTGTCAATTTTCTCTTCAAGCTTATCAAACTTGTTCATAATTTGAGAGAGAACTTGAGAGCTATCATTTTTCGTAACGTACTCCTTTGCCATCTCTTCGCGGGTGCGATTAAGTAGGATACGGACGCGGTCAAGCTCCTCTTTTTGGGTTTTAATAAGCCAGCCAAGGCCGCTGATTACGACGGCAAAAAGTATATTCAAGATTGCGTCCATTTCCATTTTAGTAACTGCCTTCCCAAACGCGGAACTTGGAAAAGTCCCCAGACATCATCTTGCGCTTGACAACTTCTTTGGCAGCTTCCGTATCAGACCAAGACACGCCAGCTTCCTTTAGCCATGCGCCAAGCACGGCAGGGTCTAAAAAACCGACAAGGCGGTTTTCGCCAGACATGCCTACGCCAGCGGCTTTGGCTATTTCCGCGTCCTTCATAGCTTGGCTCACGTCGTGGCGTTGCTTGATGACCATGTTGTCACCCTCAAAGCTAACTTTTTCTGAAATTTTGGCCATGTCTTATTTGCTCTTGGCGCGTTTGGTTGGTGCGGGTGCGGGAGCTGGTTCAACGTCGCCAAGCACTTTAAGTGCATCTGGACGGACGCGCTGAAGGGTTTCAACCTCTGCGTCGGGCAGCTCTGCTATGTCATCTTTGACCAGCTTTCCAAGAGACGTGTGTATCTTGAAACCTACAACTAAAACTTTTTTCATGTCATTTCTCCGATTGAGTTAGAGGGGCAGTAACCCGCCCCTCTAGTTAGTATATTACGAAGTTGTGTTGTCGTAAATCGCGCCGTTAGCTTTTTCGTTCTTAGAGCAAAGAGCCAATTCGGTTGTGACCTGACGAGTTGTGTTGTCGCCATTTTTAGCAAGTGCAACGTTCTTGGTTCCACGCAATACTGCGCATTCCCACATATTGTCTTGCAAAATGAAGACGTCTTGGCTGCGGTTCTCCCGTGACGGCATAAACTCAACAGTACCCCAAGGTGTGACGTACACTGCAAGTGACTTAACAACAGTCTCATCGCTAGCTTGTACTGCTGAACGCTGGTTGTTGTTACCAGTGAAGCCCAGAGCTACATTCATTTGGAATGCTGACAGATAAACCGTATCCGGCTTGCCGCCCTCTTCCCAGATTGACTGCATAACGTCGTCAAACTTGGTCTGCGAGAATGCAGTTGCTGTGCCGTCATCTGTACGTCCGTTTGAACCGTCGCCAGTTGGGTTTGCACCGCCGTTACCGTTTTGGAAGTTTACGTTAGTAATCAACCATGATGGAACGCCGCCAGTTTTGCGAGCAAGAACATTGCTTCCGCCTACGTTGCCTTGGTTGGCAAACAAAGCTTTTTCGATGTCCAATTTTTGCTCTTTAGCAATGAGCAAGGTCTGGTATGCCAATTCCTTAGCACGACCTGCATTGTCTACGGCTTCATCCGTATCGGACACGACTACAGCATTTTTGAAAATCTGTGTGCGTGCGCCAAGGCGGACAGTTGGAGTGACGGCATCGGCAGAAGTTGCGTCACCCTCAATGTGAGCATTTACGGCTGATGCGCGCAATGCTTGTGTTTGCCACTCAACGAGAGTGTTCTTTGCTTTCGTCTTGCTCGACTTGGAGTAGAAGGGTGTTGCACTTGGGTCAACATTATAAATTATGTCGCTCAAGTCTTGTTTAATACCTACAGAATCATAGGTGTCAAATAGGTTTGCTGGCTGTGCCATTAGTGTGTCCTTTCAAAGACTTACTGTTTGAACATCAAGCTCAATGCGTCTGCATCTGAGCCAGTTTTCTGCAAGCGCGTTTGCGCTTTTCTACGAGTGTCAGCATTGCTATCAGGTCGTTTTTTTGCACCAGCTTTTACCATCGGTCGGGCTTTCTCGCCCTTGGATTGTGTTGATTTGCGCTTAGCTACCAACTCACGATATTTACGCGCGTCATTTAACGCTCGCACATATCTAGCATCGGTCACGTTCTGCATCTCTTCAGGCGTAAACCCGTAAGAGACACCAGTATCAACCAATGCGTTTTTAATAGCTTCACCCTTCTTAGGATCAGCTATTTCAGGAATGAACTGCGTCAACACTTGTGCTTGCTCTTGAAGGTAGGTCTGATGAGCCTCTTGCTGAGCCTGCGCGCGTTGCTTTTGCACATTCTGAAGTTGGAACATATTCTGGTCGTATTGTGCCTTACTCTCGTCATACTTGAGCTTTTCTTCCATGTACCCAATTGGGTCACTTTCAAATAACTCGCGTGTTGGCGGGGTTGGGACTTGCAAACCACCGTTTTGCGCTTGCTGGTGCAACTGCAAGACTTGTTGCTGTTGCTGTTGCAATGCGGCTGCATGTTGCTGAATTTGCTTTCGCGCATCAGCGTTTTCTTGAAACCGCTTATTAATTGCCGCTTGTCCCGCAGCAGATTGCTTTAACTGATCCAGTGTCCATCGCTCTTCCTTGCCGTCAACTTTAACGGAGATGAGGTTGGTGTCTTCAGCTTGTGCCTCTACAGGGTCTTCGTCGTCAATCTCGACATCATCGTAATCGTCGTCGGATGCCGCAACGTCATCTTGATCTTCGTCCTCAACTTCAACTTCTTCAGACTGACCGTCGTCAGGCTCAATCATTGAGTTTACAGCTTCATCAAGATTATCTCCGCCAGAATTGTCTTCTGCGGGTACCAGCAGGCTTTCTGCTGCTTGTTCTAGGGTAGTCGATTCCATCGGTACTACGTCCTTTGCTTGCGATCCAAAAGTGTCTCTGCTGCAAGTGCAGCGTCAAGGGTCACTTCGATCTGGTTTAGCGCGCGCATAATTGCATGCGCCTCTTCACGGGCGGCTACGTCAGCCGCACCACTGTTTGCGAAAATCTGCATTTGATTCTCGCGCACACTCTGCACAAACTGCTGGAATGCAGTGTCGTTCTTTAAACGACGGGCCTCTTCGGCCTCCATGCGTATCTCTGTTGTCATTGCTGCACACCTTGGGCCATGCCGCCAATCATGCGCATCTTGTCCTGCTCAGCCTGAATGCGGGCCACGTCAACCGACGTGCCATATTCGCCGTAGATTTTAGCTGCATCTACCAGCAAATCTTGGGCCATCTGGTCACGCTTTAGGTCGTCGTTGGCCGCTGCCTTCTGTGCGTCAAGTTGCATTTTCATCTGGTCAGACTGCATTTTGACTTGGGACTTCATCTGCTCAGCCTGCAAGAATGCAGTGTTTGGATCAGGTGCTTGACCCTGCTGCGCTTGAGCTTGCTGCTGCATTTGCAACATTTGCATTTCAATCTCTGGTGTAATTGGAGCAAAGTAACGGTCTGCATTCCGTATACCGGAAATTGCCAACTGGTCAGCCAATGTGTTGCGGATATTAGTCATGCTGACCAAACCATTCATTGGACCGTAAGTTTGATAAACCATAGTCTGCATTTGCAGGGCTTGGTTTAGCGCCATGATCTTTTCTTCTTCACGGCCAGTGCCAAGTCCAACATTGATGCTAACGTCGAAGGATGCGTCCCAAACCCGTGGGTCCACAGGAACAAACGATCCGTTCATCCGCATCATCTGCTCTTCGTCTACGTTCTTGCTCATCAAGCGCAGCATAATGCCAAATAAGTCACGCATACCGTCGGCAAGGTTGCGAACCATAACTTCTACTTGACCCGCCGCGGCCTGAACAGTTGCCTGAACAGCGGCCTTTGTGGTTGACTGCATTGCATCTGGGTCTAAGCCCATTGAGGCGCGTGACACACCTGTTTTCGTCTCTACGAGGCCATCTAAGTAAGTCAGCGCGCCAAGTGTTTGCCCGGCGGTAAACGGTACAGTCAATTCTTGAACTGAGCCGGGTGCGCGCATGCGGACAATCGCGCCAATTTCATTGTTGAGGACGTCATCAATATTGACTGCACCCTCAACAATGCCGAGGCGAGGGTTATTCGTCATCGCCACGTTGTCAAGAATAGAGCGCAGCACAGAGGTTGCAGCGTCTTGGTCATCCATAACAATCTCAGCCAATGAGCGGCCATAGAATGTGTGCGGCTCTGGATCGACCTCAAACTTGGCAAACGGCAACTCATCACATGGTTCATAATCCAGCAGCTCATATGCCGTGCCACCGCATGTAAGTTTATGCAAAATCGGAATGCCAGTGCCGTCAACGTCAATCCGCATGTAGGCTTCCGTCACGGCGACATTTAGCATTGATGGGTCTTGCATGTCCTCATCAGACGCATCCAAGCCGTAGCCGCGCCGCTCTTGAACTTCGGCTTCGGTCATGTCTGTGCCGTCTTCAAAGCTATCCAAATTTAGAACAACATCTGGGTCGTAGCCCATAGCAATCAAATCGCCAGCGCGCATATCGGTGCGATGAGCAACGATATAAGCATCGGCAAGATTGCGAGCTTCACTATTTACAAAGAACTCTTCCGGCGGAACGCTCTCAATGCACAGTTCGCCCTTTTCTTTCTGGCGGCTAAGCTTAACGCTGTGGATGGGCATTTCCATTTCCACGCCCATTTCGTCTATCTCAATGGAAACTTCAACGCTGTGTTCAATTACAGTTACATCGTCATCGTCTATGAGATAAGTATATTCATCGTCTGACAAATCAGAGAACGTGTAGATTTCGGCTTCTGGATAAGTCATCCAGTAAGCCTTCACGATGCCCTGCTTTTTAACCAGCGCATCTTGGAAGGCGTCATTCATCACGCGGTAGCCGTTTAGCCGGGTAAACTCGTGGTGCATAAACTCAGTGGCTTGCTCAGCCATTGCCACGTCTTCTGGACCGCTTGGAACATATTCCACTGGTTTGGCTGTGCTGAGGAATATCCGCATTAAGCTTGGCTTCACCGCGCGTACAGTATCCCGTACTTTTGTGGCTACAACTTTGCTTCGGCCATCCTCGTATCCAAGATCAACCTCGCCATCGTAGTAACGCTGGGCTTTGATCCGCTCATCGCTGATTTCGCCTTCAACAAAGTCTACCGCATCTGAGATTGCGTTCTGGACAATGCTTTCGACTTCTCTGCGTGATTTTGGTTTGATTTCCATGTTAATCCCTTTATTCGCCTGTAATCGCTGGCGTGGAAGCCATCAAACCAACTTGCGTAAGCATGTTTGTTAAGTTTTGCAGCTTGGTTTTGTCTTGCAGCTTGGATGCCTCGCCCAAAAGCTGAGCGACCACTGCGTCACGCTCTGGCCCTTGCAGCGTAAGTATTTCGCCAATTTCTCGCCGAATATTTCCTGTGCCATACATGATTTCGTCCATGATCCTATTGACCGGCGCAGACAAACCAGCCTTGACGCGCTGGCCAACAGACGGCGCGGCGAGGCTGTCAGGGTCACGAAGGTCGCGCAAGCCAGCAGCGGCCTCTGAGCGGAAGCCAGTTTGCGAACCAGCCAGAACGTCAGATGAAGTTTTGGAAAACTCTTTTTCAGCCAGCAAGCGCTGAGTAATGGCTTGAGCGTCAGCGTCTCCAACAAGCATTTTAAGTTTTTCTGCGTTCCAACTTTTTGAAAACTCGCCCCAAGCTGCGGAAGCGTCATTACGAGATGTTCCCATCAATGCGCCAATGTAATCCCTTGCGCCTTTTTGGAAAGCAGCTCGCTCCATGTCTGTCATGTTTGCAAGTTTTGTTTCCAATTCTCTAGGCGAAAGCGCAGATGTTTTGCCGCCGGTGAATACTTTTTCACCGTCTTCAACCGCCCTCTGGATGGCGGATGCCTCAGAATAACCAGAACGGGCCGCCGCATAGGTTGGAAGCTCATCCAACTGGTCATCCATTTTGTGCAAAAATGGCTTTAAGTTCACAGCAACGCTGCCACCCTCTTTAAATATTACATCGCTCAAGGCTGATCTGACGTTGTGCATCTTTTCTGCGCTGATTGCGCCTGTCGTGCCTAAATCTTTAAGGACGGCATTCATCTGGGCGCGCACGGATCGTGAGGCGTCCTTGCCATACAGAACCAATGCGCTGCGTAACGTGTCAACGTCAAATGTCTTGTCGCTCTGCGTTGCTGCCTCATACATTGGCCCAAGCACGCCCGATTTGCGCTGTTGCTGAGCCAAAGTTTCTTCAAAGCCAACATTGGGCTGGTCAATCCGCTGCGTCATTACATCTTCAATGCGCTGGCCGGAGCCTGCTCCTCGCGCTCCAATTTCACGGGTTAAAACCTCTTGGCCCTCGCCCGGTATTGTCGCTAAGCCTTGGGCCATTGTACGGGGGCGACCCGGTACGTCGGCCAACATGGCTTCTGGGCCAAGGCTGTCTAAATATGACTGAATGTCTTGCCCGGTTGCTTGCGGGCCTGACAGCGTACTGGCAACCCTGCGAGATGCTGCGCCGCCGTAGCCGTCAACGCCTTTGCGGGATAAGTTTTGCGCGCCGCGAGTGACAGCGCCAACCATCCGGCCAGCGACGGGTGCAACCGCGCCAAGTGTGGCACCTACAGCGGTGGTCAATGGGTCAACCTCTGACATCCTTGCAGTGAAGCCATCTTCGCCGCCCGCAAACTGTGGGAGAGCTGTTGCGGTTGCGCCAACGCCGCTAGACGTGGCTATCTGGCCCAGCACAGGCAATTTTGAGCCAGCTTTAAATGCTATACCACCCGGCGCAACCATGCTCGTAACTGCACCAGCGGTTTGACCACTGGCGTATTGCTCTGGCGCGACAACTTGCAACGCTTGGTCAATTTGGCGCTGAAGGTCACGATATTTTGCGTAAGCCTTCTTCGCGCCCTCCATGTCACCAGATTTCAACAGCTTGTTGGCAAAATTGTATGCGCCGCGAGCTTCGTCGTTCAAATTCATCATTGCGCCAGCCGTAAAGCCGCCGTATGCGGCGCGAGTTTCCAAGGCAGCTTGCTCGGCTGGCTTTTGCTTAGCCCGTGCGCGATCCAATGCGGCTTGCTCACCGGCGCTGATTGTGCCGTTTGCCTCCAATACTTCCAAAACCTTGATGGCTTGGAGTATTTGAGATGCGCTGGCCGATGTCATTGTCTCTGCCATGATCGGCTCCTTATTGGGTTTTTTCTAAAAGTTTTCGCGCGTCTTCTCCGCTCATGTCAGTTTCAACTGGACCCACTGAAGCCTTAAAGCTTGCAAACGGGTCTGGTCGGCTATTCAAGAGTTTGAAAGCGTCAACTTTTGATATTTCTTTGGCGCGAAACCTCTGTACAATTTCAGAACCCATTGCGTCATATTGCGCAAGCCCGCGCATCGTGTCGATAATCATCTGGTTGCCGCCGGGCGAATTGATTATGCGGGGCAAAGACTGCTTGAACAGTTCCAAATCCGCGTCAGACATCGGCCCAGAACCGGGTGGCCGTTGCGCTGGAACAAGTGCGTTTATAATGGCTGCTGCGGCTTGAATGTCGTCTAAACCTTCTGACTGGATGCCGAAGTTACCAGCAAGCTGCTTGATGTTTGCGCTCATGCCGGTTGGCACATTGCCTAAAAGCGTTTCAAGCCGGTTGATCTGCGTTAAACTTCTTGATGCAGAGGAGCCGACATTATCAATAGCCGCTAACTTTCTTGCGTCAAGCTGGCCAAACTCTTTGTCAAACGCTTCTACACCTTCATCGCCGCCGACTTTTACATTTACGCCGCCGCCACCAACTTTGGTGGCTGTTCCGTCAGGCTTCAAATTGTAAAGACCATCCTCGATTTGAGCGCCCGGGAACATTTTGCGCAATGCTGCTGCGTCAACGGTTCTTCCCTTTTCTTTCGGCACTGTTAACAACTGCCCAGCCGCATCGGAAATGGAGATCATGCCGCGCTCAACCATGTCGGCCAAGTCGCCTCGACCTCTGGCCCGCAACATTTCAATGGTCCTGTTCTTGTTCCCAGCAGAAACCCGCTGCGCGCCACGTTGCTGGATAGCTTCGCCACCGCGCAATTCTGTCATAATCAACGGATCAAGTGCGACAGCAAATTGCTCAAGACCAGTTAAACCAGTTTGCGGGTCAACGGCCATTGCCTTGTCTTTTAGCGAGGAAAGCAAACCACCAAGACCACCTTGCTGTGGTTGAGCTTGCTGAGCCGCTTGCTGTGACGCTTGCGGGTCAAAGCTATAAGTTTGGTCCCCGCCCATCATGTACGGTTTCTTTGTTGGGTCCATAGGCATCATGTTTGCCCCTCCGCTTGATGTAAGTAATCCGCCGCCGGGTGTAGTCGCTGGCAGTGATGTAATGCCGCCAACGTCAACGCCAGCAAAGTTAGCCAAATCATTCATCCGACTGCCGCGCCATTGCGCAACGCCGTATGTACCATTGCCGCCAGCCATAGTGTTGCGGGCGTCTGGGTTCATTTCCTCGTAACTCTCAGCCATCAAGCGGCCAGTGACACCGGCGGCTTGCTGTGGCGTCATGCCCTTATTAGTTAGGTAGCCGTAAGTGAATTTGGCATTTGGCGATATTAACTCTTGGTTTGAATTGCCACCCGCCATTGCAGCGTAAACGCTCCCGGCATAATCTCTGGCCTTTGCATCGCCAGCTCCGCCAGAGCGTTCGTAAGTTTGATCCCAAAGGGTAGCATAGTCTTCAGGCGTATTTACCCCGGCAGTTAGAAACTTGCCAAAGCCAGCCTTTTCCTTCCCCTGAAGTTCGCTCCAGAGGAAGTCCATTTGCTTTGCTAGTGGGATAAAACCTTTAGCCATTACTTATACCCCAGTGCCTTACGCTTGGCATCCATAAATGGGCGTATGATGGATTTAAGAATTGGCATTTTATTAACAATGCCCGCCACATTTTCGCCATATTTGCTGTAAGCTTTGTAAAACCAATTGGGTGAGTAACCAATAACCCACTCGCGGAATTGAAGCCACTTTGGATCATTCTCGCCGTAAACTTCACGGGCTACCCAGCAGAAGCCAAGACCTTTAAGCGCGCCTGCCGCCCCAGCCGCTGCTTGCAGCATGCCGAACAGACCTTTGTCTTCCGTTTTAGTTGCTGTCTCAGGAATTGGCGTAGCACCCAGAGCGGCCAACGGCGCAGAAAGCGATTGCATTGGCGAGCCGACATAGCCAGCGTATTGGTTTCTTGCGGCGTCGATAAGCGCTTGCTGAATGCCCTGCTGCAACAAGCCTTGCTGCTGCTGGTTTTGCTGGATGGTTTGACCAGTGTTGAATGCTTGCTGGCCTAAGCCACCAAGTTGACTAGCTGCGCCAAGTCTGGCTTGACGGTCTGCCATTGCAGCCTGCAACGCTTGGCTATAATTTTGCTGACGCTGCTGCGCTGCAAAATCTCCGGCCATGCGACCATACTCGCCAGCCATGACGCCTTCAGCAACACCTTGGCGTGATCCGCCAAACGCATTGGCCGCTGTGGCTTGAGCGCCAAGCTGGTTAGATGCCATTTGCTGTTGACGGGCAATGTCTTGCTGCGTTCTATCTATAACTGCGCCAGTGTAAGGATTGGCATAAGCTCCGACATTTAACGGCGCTTGCATTGCGCGCTGAGTTCCGCCTAGCGCGCCTTGCAAAGCACCAGCAGAAGCTTGGTTTACGTTGAAGCCCTGTTGTGGAGCCATTGGCGCTGGCTGGTAGGTTGCGTTTGGCATCGCATTTGGTTGCGCTGCCATTGTTGGTGCTGGTGCTGCTCCGCCCATTTTATAATTCCTTCTGTGCGTTGCGCTTTAAGAAAGTCGCGCCGACTGCGTATGAGAACGGCTCGCCCATCGCCATGATTAGTTTGCCCAGCTTATTACCGCTGTACTTTTCAGGCTTCATTGTGTGAGCCATTTCTTCTGCCCAAGCTCGAACCACTGGCCACAATACTGCGCGAACCGTTTTCGCAGCCAGCGTGTCAGTTTTAATAAATTGCGCAATTGGTGAAGCCCACAGGCGATAACCGCTAACCATAACTGGGTGTTGGCGGAAACGCTTGATGCCGTAACGTGTATCCAGCGACCAAATGTCTGCCGGAAGGTAGCCCATGCTTGCGTATGCTGTGCAGAGGACTGTTCCGCCGCTGTCGCCCGTGTCTGCACCGTTTTCTGCGTCGCTTCTGGAAATTGGTCTAGGAGAAGTTGTTGGAGCTGATGACGTAGCATCCCACAAATCAACATTCTCATTATCCTTTGCGATATAAGAACCAGTCGACATATCGTAATTCATGCCAGCCGGAGCCGCCGCTATCATCTCTGAAACAGTTGGCGCTTCGATTGGGTTATTAGCTCCGCCAACATTGTATGATGGGCCAAGCAAAACTCTTCCTGCAAGAGTGTTACTAGCAAGGCCCGTCCCAAGTTCGCTAATGTCGTTCATCATTTGAGTGCCAGCGCCAGCCGGAGACGTATTGGTAATGCCAGCAGCCGGATTTGTTATTGCGCCACTTGCTTGTTGATCTGGCAGCCAATTTCCGATCCCACCAGTAGCATTAACAACCGCAGGAGTAATCCCGTAACCAGTCGATTGCCCGTATGGATCGTTTGCCGCTTGCTCTGATTGCCAAGCGTAAACGTCCTGAAAGGCGTCGTTGTAATTTGGGTTTGTTGGGTCAGTTCCAAGTATTTGCTGAGCCGTCTGAATGTTTGCAGGCGTATTTGCAAAAATATCAGCGTTAGGTTGAGCAGCCAAGCTAGGGTCAGCCGCTTGGTCTGAAACTTCATAAGTAATGTTTCCACCACCACCACCGCCACCACCACCACCGCCTCCGCCTCCGCCATTATCTGTCGGAGCTACGGGAGCCGCTGGGCCTGTTGGATAAGATGTATAGTCAATTGGAGCCTGCGCGTTTGAACCAGCAGCGCCAGTAAACGGGTCAATGAAGAAGCTATCAATGTAATCTTTTTGGCCGGGTCGCTTCTCAGCTAATGTTTGCAAGGATTGCTCATAAAGTGGGGCTGCGGAATAACCACGCACACCGTTGGCGTATGTAGTCGCGGCAGGCATTCCACCCATAATGTCTTGCTGAGATGAGGGAGCCGTCATTCCAAACGCGCCAGCAACGTCAGCCGTGTTCTGAAACGCAGCTTCTTGCATAGGCGTAAACGCAGCAACATCTGCACCGTAGTAAGGCACATAACCAAGCTGTGATATTTTCTCAGCTTTGTTCAGGTTGCGCTGCGCTGCGGCCTCAATGTATTCTGGTATTGTAACCGATGAGGACGTTGATCCACCTTTTCCGCCAGACATTATTTAAACTCCTTAACGTAAGACGAATGCTGTGGCTTCCAGCCGTGCTTCGCCAATGGTTTTTTCCAGCCAAAACGTCCTGTCATAGTCAATGCTACACATCCTTGCGCTTTGGCCCATTCTATCACATCGTCGTGCATATCCAAAATTTGACCCAGTTCGCCACCGCCAAGAAATACGTTTAACAACTTCTTTCGTGGATATACCACGATTTCAGTTACTATGCACCCCTTTGGCGTCGGCCACAACTGCATCGTGCCTTTGTAAATGCCCTCAGCCACGTCAATAAAGTCGTGAGTGCCGCCTGAGTAGTCTAAGGCAGCTTCAATCCAAGGCTTGCATCTTTCTAGTTCGTTATCCATGTAACCTCGTAATTGACAAAGTTGACGCTGGAATTGCTGGGACTGGCGACGCTGCGGCTGTGTAATTTAAAAAACCGTTGGTGCTGTCAAACATATAGTTGACCTCAAGATAATCGCCAGCAGCCACTGTAAAGATTTGGGTGCGAGACGTAACTAAGGTTGCGTTGTTCTGATGCAGCGCAGTCGCCATGCCGCTGTTGGCTGCGTCAACTCCGTTTATGCTGGGCCAAAAGTAAAAGTGTACGGTGCTGGCAGAAGTTGATGACACTTGCGCTGAAAACGCCAAGACGTATTCCCCAGCTTCCTCGAATACAATGCGAGATGCAGGCGTCCCCTGCGTAATGCCAGAGTTCCCCACCGGGGCGTCATAGGTTATTTTGTATGCAGTGTTAGCTAAGGCTGCGGTAACGTCGGCAGTCTTGATGAAGTTAGCGTGGCCATCTTCCAAAACAATCTGCCGCCACTCGCCACCTTTTGAAACCACCGGATAACCGTTCACATTATCCCACAGAATTACGCCGGGCTGAGAGGCCGAAGAGTAAGTTTCCTTAAAGCCAAGCTGATCTAAAGCCCGGCCAAGGTAGCGCCGCATATTTTCGGCCCACTGGTTTATGTCCAGCGTAATCGGGGGAAGCATTCTACTCACCTACGACCGCCCGCCACTGCGTCAAGTCGCATGATGCCAACGCGCCAATCCGACTCTGCGTTACCAGTTACGCGCATTCTAATTTGACGCCCGGTAAAGCGAAGGCTGGTCGGGTTGGCCATATTATACGGGCCATAATCACGCTCAGTGTCAGTTGGATAAAAGCGCGTCTTAAACGTGGCAGTCACATCACCCAATGTGTTTTCGTCGGGTATCATTCCCCGCACAGCCATTACGTTCTCACCAACGCCGATTGCGATTGGCCCAGTTTCGGCGTATGGCGTTTGGGTTCCGTAGTTAAAGCCAATTTCCTGCTCATACAGAATACCGTCGGCAGCGATCCAGAACGGCTGGCGGAACACGCCACGGTCTACACCCGCAGTGCGGTCAATCGTGCCAGTAGTCCAAATGTTTTCAGCGTAGTCAAAGGCAACGTAGCTGTCGCATTCTATGCTGCTTGCGCTGGGATAAAACCACCAGATTTCGTTAAAGCGGCTGTTTACTACGGCATGAACTTTTGACCTTTGGTCATTGTTCATGTCGCTAAACACATAGTCGGAAACTTCACATGGCAAGTCTTTGACGGAGCCGCCAGCGTAGATAAAGAATGAACGCTGGCCCATCCAGACTACGCCCTCGTCAATTGACGCAGCAGCGTTGGCCGCGATTAACCCGCAAGATGTACCTACACGCTCAAAGCCATAGACAAATGGTGGGCCACTGTAAGTTGCGGTGTGGGCGTCCTGATCCGTTAGGATAAGAGACTGACCGCGTGTGCGAAGGCCCTTGAGGATAATGCCGTTGGTTTGAATTTCAATGTCACCAGCTTCGTTTGTTGCCGCTGGCGTCCACAAGTTGTTATTTTCACGGTCAGACCATGCAACCTTGCGAGGGTTTCCGCCTGCGCCAAAGGCAAACACAAACCGCTCTTCTGACACCATCATGCCGGAGCAGTCTACCGGAGCATTAGATAATACTGCCGCTGGTGTTGCACCGTTAAGCTGCCATTCGTAAATCTTGCCATCGTCTGCTGTTGTGGCCAGCAAGTATTCGCCCCAGTTTTCCAAGCTCCATGTGGTAGCTGGGGAAAGGTTGCCAGTATCTTCTGACGGCAAACCATAAAGGCTGGTTCCGTAATTTCCGCCGCCGTAGCTGGTAAACGAGGTTGCGTCCACGCGGCCAGCCGTAAAGCCAGCAGGCGTAATGTCACTTACAACATTGCCAGACGTCATGGCGTACAACTTATTGTACGTTCCAAATGCCACGAACCGACTGCCGCTGTTGGTTTCCCAAGCAGCCATCGTGCGAGTAACGCCGTCTAGATCAACGCTTCCGCGCTGACGCCAGCCGCCGACGGGACGCAGAGCGCCTTCGTGCCAACGGATTAAATTAGCGTCGCGCCAACGACCTTGAGATTGGTACTCAGTGCCGTTGCGATACTGCCCCGCGGGTATGTTAAGAGGGATTAACGGCATGTGCCTTCTCCCCTTTTAAGGTTTCGTGGGCCAGTCGGCATCGTCTAGATTTGGAAAGTTTGCGTGGCTGGTAACATCACGCAAAGCCTGACGATATGTTGTCATAGCCGCGTCCATAGTTACATCCGTTAAAGCAAAGTAATCTGTTGCAGCCAGCAAGCCATCACGCTTAGTGCGATTGCTTTCGGCTACCTTGGCATCAAGGCCAGCCTGATAAGCAGTCTCATGCTCCGCCTTGGTGGTTGTTACGCCATCCTCTGTAGTGTCAGAGAACATATCTCTGGCAACATACTTTTCAACCCAGTTGCCATTGGCGTCTTGCTCAACGCCGTCACGCACAGACGTTTGATATGCGCCTGTGGTAGCCGCTGGTGAAGCTAGGACAGCCTCTAGGCTAAGGCCAGCAAGTGTCGCAGTCTTCCATGTGCGAGGCAGCGAGACGTTGCTGTAGTGGCTCCGCCATTGCCCTTGGGTTTTGACTTCGCCTGTTTCTGTGTGTCTGTATTCAGCCATCAGAGTGATCCTTTCGTGATGCCGTTGATGTAGTTATGCGATTGCGTAGAAGATGTAGGTTGAGCCACTTTCATTCATATCATATCCAGCATCGGTAACAGTAAACCCGGCGCTGTAGGGGTCAATCATGTCGTAGCTGTTGTCTTCAGCGTCAGTAGTGTTCAAGTTTAAGGCTGGATCATTCCCGGGAACAATCCCTCTGGCGGTATCGAAGACCCACCAATCACCTGTCCCACTGGACTTTTTAATCAACACAAACCTAGCACCTGACGTAAAGCCACAGTCTATATTCTGTGGTGTACCGCCAGTACCCGTGTAGCTCCCCACCTTACTCACACCATCTAGGCTTGCGAAGAGGTAGGCTATGTAGTTAAAAGATGAGCTATTATTTGTTCCGCTTCCGCTTCCTAGCACTAATTCCGTTGCACTTGGTTGACTAGCAAGTTCCTTACCTGAACCGTATACCTCTGTATCTATTTTTGATGAGGATGAGTCTAAAACTAAACGATCATACCCACTACCAGTAATATTAGCATGAACACGCCATGACACAGCGCCGTTTCGTGCTTTATAAATAATCATTTCAGGTGCAACACCAAGACTGTGGTTTAGTGTGTTGGTACTTGAATTTCCGCTGTAAGCCACAACATCGAAGAAGGAAGGCGCACGTTTCCACATCCAACCATATGCTTTATTTGAATAGACTGTGCCTGTATAGGAGCCGATACCATCATTTCTATCGTTTGTGCTGTATGCCCCACCTGAAGCTAACTCTGCGTTTGTTGCGTCAGGTATCAACCCAACGTCAGATTTGCGTAGTCTATCATATAAATACCAACTACCACTCGTAGTTACGTTACGTCTAGACAAAAACATATCAACAGCAAACCCAGTATTGTAACTTGGTGGAGTTGGTGCAGTTGTGCTTTCGCTGTCTATAGCAAAAACCTCAGTCCCAGCCTCAGGTGGAGCAAGAGGGCCACGGCGGATTGCCATGTAGATGTAGGTGTAAGAATCATTTACCCTACCACTTGCACTGGTTATCTTGAAGCCATTAGGTAGCAAATCTAAACTGTTGTCTGCGCTCCCACCATAATCCTCTGCCGCAGGGTCATTAGGGAAAAGTGCAGGGTCGCCACCGCCTGTAGATATGCCCCTCATGTTGTCATATATGACCCAGTTTTCACCCCCGGGCCTTGTTGCAGCTTTTATCAACACCCACTGAGGCTCAAACCCCAAGTCAATCACAGGGCCATCAGTAGAACCATTACCCGTATAACTACCACACTTAATAATATCTTGGTCGCCATCAGGGCCGAACCCACCGTCATCATCGTTGTGTGCGAATAGGTAGGCAACGTAGGTTTCGCCATTTTTATTAACACCTACCTGATCTCCTAACGTAAACTCAGTAGATGTTGGCGCAGTGTCATGCCAAGCAGACCCTAAATCAGATGTTGCGTCTGTTAAGTTAAGATAAAGCACTTCTGTTTCTGGTGCAGCAGTATTACCCCTATGATAGACTACCCATTTTTGGGCGCTACTGGTACGTTTCACAAAAATCATCCCAACTTCACACCCTAAATTATGAGATATTTTTCTATTTTCTGTGCTATTCCCAGTATATGTAACAATATCAAAAAATTTCTCAGCCTTCCGAAATGTCCAAGAGACCATATCCTGACCAGATACATTTATATTCCCAGCCCAATCAGCCCCAAGATTAAAGCCATTACTATTGAATTGATATAAACCATTTGTAGACCCTCCACCGCTATCATCACCTTGAGCGTTGGTAGCATTTGAAAAAAGTGGTTTTTGAACCCCTCTTTCCGTGTCATACAAGCTATGAACACCATTGTCTGTTCTGCTTTTACCCCAAACCAAACCACCTTCGCCATCAAGGTCAATGCCGTTGTTAATCGCTAGTGCTTGACCCGTACCATCATACAAATAAGTGCTGAACACCTCAGTAATATCAAGGCCAGCACCACCAGCACCACCAGCAGCGGCTTCGAGCATTTTCTTTTTAGTAGCCATTATTCAAACTCCTTATGCTAGAGCCTGACCAGCAGTAAATCCATACCATGTAGTCCCACCGTCACGGGTGGTGAACACAAACACATCCTTAGCTGAAGCTGTGGCTGTCAGGGTAGGAGCAGTAGCAGCGGGCCAATCAACAGATGCAGGCCATGTAACTGTGAAGCCAGACGCAGACCCATCTTGGATAATCTCAATGGACATGGTGTAGCCCGTGCCAGACGCTGGTGGATTGCTAAATGTGAATGTGGTGTTCTCTGTCAGTGTGTGGCTGAACGTGTTGCCTGTCTCGCAGTTAACTGTGGTGGCGTTGCTTGTGGATGTGACAGCGGCGTATGTTTCGTTGTAGCTATCAGCTATAAACTCGCCTGTTACGTCAGCCGTAATCTTTGTGTTGATCTGCGTTTGGATGGCGGAAGTTACGCCACTAACATAATTTAATTCGGTAGATGTAGCCGTTACGCTAAGGTCTGACAGTGATGACACCGTACCTTTTGCGTTTAACTGCGTTTGAACATTAGATGTAACGCCATCCATGTAGTTTAATTCAATCGTGGTAAGGGTAGCCCCGTCAAGAATTTCAAACTCAGTATTAGTAACGCCGCCAAGCAGCGTGTCTAAGCTATCCCAGTTTCCATTAAGAAAGCCGCCCCAAGCATCCTCGTCGCCACCGACTGTTGGCTTGCTCCAGCTATAATTGGTTGTGTTCGTAGCCATTACGCGGCCCTCTCTAAATAGTCTGCTTCTGTCCAAGTAGTTGATGGATCAGATGCGTCTGTCCATGTAGTTGTCGGGTCGGGTGCGTCTTCCCACTTATATCGTGCATTTACAACAGGCGTAAACCCAAGATTATCGGAAACCGCAACGTTTCTAATCCTGATATACTCTATATTAGAAGAAATTGAAATAGCAGCGGTAGAAGAGGCAACTACATCGTAAACGCCGTTTGACGTTGCCGTAAATATAACCGCCGCCGATGCCGAAACATTTCGAGTAACTTGACCAGCAGCAGTTGCAGCAAACGCAATACTTGTATTCGCGCTTGCATCTTCAGTGCTTTGGTTCTCGCCGTAGATATACGAGCCGTAAGTGTTAAGGCCGTAACCCGGTCTAAATCCCGGTATAACCTCGTAAGTGATAGCAGATACGCTAGCAATTCCGCCAAGGCTAATGCTTGCCGCCGCGTCAACAATGCGAACACCAGTCGGCTCAGACGCAACAATGCCTATGGACGTAGAAGCCGCCGCCGACACGACAGTGACGGCAGAGGCTGTAACAGAAACGCCAATAGACGCAGAAGCCGCCGCCTGCGTCGTCTCCGGCTCTCCGTACAGCCCAGAGGTAAAATCCCCAGAGCCGTATGTTGAGCGTAAAGACATTAGCTTGCCGTGATGTCTAAGTCACCCGTTGGAATACGGAACACATCGCCATCATTGATAGCTTTGGCAACTGTCAAAGCAGAATGAATAATCATGTTGCCGCCAGAAG